AAGCTTACACGAATGACACTCTCTGAAGAACCAACCACTAGCAGAACCTCGCCAATACCGCCACTGATGTCTTTTTTCGCCGCATTTACTCATCTGTTTCCTCCGGGTTGTGCGGGTAGCTGACATGCTGCGGCCACGGGTGGGCAAAGCCAGTACTACCACCCACGAAATAGAAGGTTTTCCCCCCGTTCTGAGAGAAAGCATTGCCGTGGCGCTTGTTCTTCCAGAGAACTTCTCCCACCGGTTCCCATTCATCTGGATCATCTGTGAGAGGACTGATGTTCTTGAACTTGAGAAGGCTCATGATCTTCTCGGGAACTTCATGCTCGGTGCGTCCGTAATATCCGTAGGACTCGTAGACGCTGAGGATGATGCGGATGTTGACCTTGACGTCCTCTGGAATATCAAGGCGGTCCAACTCTTGGTTTGCGTGGTCCATCAGGGCACTCATGAATATTACCTCCGTTTTGGTGGAATGATTGTGTCCATCTTTTCCCAATCAGCTGGGGTGTCTAGACTTTCTTCAGTTTCTACAGGCAATGTAAGCACGAACGGCTCTAGCATCTCAAACACTTTTTCTGCTTTGTCTAAGATATCACTTATTCTGCCCATCCTTTTGTGCCACAGGCTGTGCGCTTCAACATAGTCGTCGAAGTTGTTTTGAAGAGTTAACGCTTGGCATTCACTGCACATTAGACAGGAGACCACAGCAGGCCGCTGATCGCCATCTTCAGCTATAACAGCAAACGTTACTCGTCTGTAGCCGTCAGGGACTTGGGATGTCATCGGGGTTTCCTTCCAGTCTGTCGATCTCACGGGAAATATACCACTGGGCTTTTTTCAGATCTTCGATCTCCTTTTCAGGACCACCCTTGAATCCTGCTCGTGCAATATACTTCACGGCGTTGCCCTTGTTGAAGTTCATCTGCTCAGTAAGATCGATGATCTCCAACCCCTGGTACATGGTGTAATGCGCAGGGTGGTTTACTGGGTCGTTAACGAATTCGTCTTGTGTCATCGGGGCGCATTCGTCACAGCAACTCGGGTTGTTTCCTGAACCATGTGTCGGACAGTGATAGCGTTTAGGCAGTGTGAATATAGGATCTTTTCTTGGTTCTCTACCGTGTTCTTCCATACTAGTCTCCATTCAATTCGTGAAATATGTTTGCCGCTTCTGCAAACCGACGCTCAAGCCGTTCTGGCGACGAAGACCTTACTCCGTGTGCATCTCGGAATTGGTCCTCGGTGATGTCATACATCAGTTTAGCTAAACGGGTTAGCAAAACCTGTAGGTGTTCTTTTGATAGATGCTCCATCACAACTCCTATTCTATACAACATGACAAAACTTAAACCCCGTGTTAGCGGTTTAAGTCCACCATACGAATATGGTTGGTCTAGGCCTCGACGACCGGCGGCGCCGCCAGTTCCGGCGGGTTTTCACCAGCCATCGCAGCGTCCATGACGTCCTGCGGCGGGAGACCGTTGTACTGGTACTCGCCGAAGAACATGCGCTTGTTGGCCGTGTCGAGCTGACCCGTCCTGAAGGCCTTGGCCCCGTCCGGATGTGCCCAGAGATCACCCTTCTGACCCACGCTGAGCAACCCGGCGTAGTCGTGATCCTGGAACTGCTCGGGGAGCGGGTTCTTGGACGGGGGGATGAACGGGCTGGCGATACGGTTCTGCGTCGCCACGGACTTCTGGGTGACGATGACGATAGCCGTGGTAGCGGCTGCGCAGACAGTGACGAAAGCGCCGATGGCGATCAGGTCCTGGTTGTCCTTCACCCACTGCTTGAGGTTCTGCATGGTATTACTCCTTGTGGTTTGGGGAGAGAAATATAAAAGAAACCCCAGGTTAGGGGATCTCTCTCACTATAGCCCGTGTAAATCCTGCGAAACTCATACCCCGGGTGGGATATGAGAGTGAGTCCGTCGGTGGTACGGGACTAGTTGCTGAGGTTGGTCTCGGCGATCTTGCATGCCGTCTTGATGATGAGCAGTCCTGCGTAGGCAACGGCTCCGGTCATCATGATGGTGATGGTGCTCTTCTCCATGCTGGAGATGATCTCATCCACATCGATGTCGGGGGTCGTCGGCTCTGCGGGCTGCATGGCATCGACAAGGGTCATCTGGATCGCACGCTTCTTGTTTCGGCGCATAGCGGGTTCCTTTCGGTTGGTCTCATTATAGGGTCTGTTAATCGTGTGGATTAGGCAAAAATATAGGCTTTGTTAGGTGCGAGGGTCTAGTGCCATAGCATACCTTTTTGGTACACCTTTGACACTAGACCCTTCACAACCTGTCACTCGTAGTCGTTGCTCCTAGATGATGCCGACACCATCTCGCAGGTGTCTTACTCATCTCAACGATCATTAGTCACTAAGGTGGAGTACCCTAGATCCTTACGCTTCCCTTGCGGGTATAGGCACGAGCCGCTTTTTTTGTTTACCCTCATACCAATCGGCGATCAACCGAAAGAGTTTCTGTGGTCCCCGTGGGGCCGTACACAGTCTACCTTGCGTAGGCGGGGCCGAGCCCGTCTTACTTTAGAGCACCCGCGAGGGTGTACTCTAAATATGTATCCTCCCATAAAAGGGCCGGACCTACGCAAGCGCTCTGAGCCTAAAGACTATTTAACGTCGCTCAGACGACGTACGAAGAACACAGATCTGTACAGGGGTTACCTTTGGCGTGAATATGGATCAACACCGCAGTACCCGAGTAAAAGACCTTATTGGCGTGTAGCTTCAGTTGATCTACACCTACTCCGCTAGGGGCGTAGTACTCGGATTGAACCTCAGTCTCCACTGGTATCAACCTCGACAAAGGCCTCAGCAACAGGCTGGGGGTTCGACACGTTCCAGCCGTGGCGACGGATCCAGAGCTTGGCAACCGAGCCAGCCACGACGGACACGACACCTGCCAGGATGATCGGGCCGGGGGCCTCAACGGTGAAAATTGGGGTTGTGAACTTGGACATTACTTTTCTCCTTGTTGGGGTTTGGTGAATATAGAACTTGGCTAGCGCTGCGGCTACTTGATTACCCTGCCCCTGTTGCGCTACTTCACAAAGTTTCAGTGTCCGCTGACCAGACACCCCGGGGTTTTAACCAAGTTCTAAATAGCACGGGCTGAGAAGGGAATTAGCACGACTCCTCATTTAAACCCTCCGCCTGAGGGTACCCGATTAAGATCTACGAGAGCTAGTGGGTGCTCTAACCACACCCAGTTCGCCCTACCGTTGTTTCAATCTCCCGGGAGAAACGGTAGCATCTCATAGCCAGGCCGCTTCTCTGGGCAAATTGCCCTCCACGGTTTTCGCCCCAGATACGTTAGACGGGATAGTGGACCTGCCGGGAATCGAACCCGGGTCCGTAGCATTTCCAATATTGGTGATACAGTCATTCCCGTGTGTGGTCTCTACTACCGGCCTGGAATTACGCCAGGACAATTGACTGCGATAGCAGATTTAATACCTTTCGGAACCACATCCCACGGGTGGGTTTTGTTGACTACACCCCACTACTAATATACCCAAGTATGTAAGGAGAGCACCGGGTCCACTGGTTGAGGGTTCCAGCGATGGAGTTCTCTCCTCAGGTATTAGTTTATCATAGTCAACGTTGGGGCTGATCGATGGCGCAATTATGGGCCTCTCACCCAAATTGGTCATTTAAGACACTCGGTGGAACACCCCGAATATCCCATTAATCAACGATTCCACCAGGTAACTTTAAAAGGGATACCAAGCCCTATTCAGGGGAAGGCTTCAACATCAAGCCCGCTGAATATAGTCTTTCCTATAAGTCATACCTGTTCTGTTGCCAACCCAGGTCGGTCCGCTTGCCTGTCACCGGCAGCTGTTTCGCTGTGCTCAGCTACTACCTATCAGGCGGCGACGAGAGCGTTGGCGTCGGCATCCCGCAGGATGGCCTCGGCCTCAGCGACGACATCGTAATCGGTGTCGTTTGTTTGTGTGCCCTGTTTAACGAGTCTGAGCAACTCGGACTGCACCAATATCTTTCGATACCACGTCGAAACCAATCAGGCCCGTGGTGAACAGTTTTACAACGTGCTCAGGTTGCCACGTGTTTTAGTTGAAGATTCAATGAACCTCACGGGTATTCAACTAGGCCTTTTTACGTCCCTGCCCAGGACGGGGATGGTCAGACAGCCTCGTCGTCCCAGTTGGTCATCTGGGTCTTGAAGCCGTCGGTGATCACACGGCCCTGCGAGGAGCGAAGCCGTGCCGAGAACACCGGGCAAAGCGTGGCCTGCTCGTCCTTGCCGGCGAAGACCAGAGCAGTCATCAGAGTGCCCATCGGCATCGACGGCGTTTCGCCACGCATGCGGGCCGCTTCCATCTCAGCCTCATCCTTGGCCTTGGCCTTGGCCTGAAGCTGCTGAACCTCGGCCGAAGTCATCGACGGGGGGGTGATGCAGTGCCGGTCCCACGGACACGTCCCACAGAGCATCTCCGGGGGTGCGCCTTTAGCGAGTGCTTCTTTGACAGCGTTGTAGCTCATTACATCTCCTTGGTGTGAATATAGAGAAACGGAAGTGAGGGTTCCACTGAGTAGTCACCCACAACCATACTCCGACTCGTGCACCGGCTGCACACACGAGGCAGTAATGTACTCCTTGGCCGGAAGGAGCTTTCATTACTCTGAAGGATGAGCCCTCTGCTCTATCTACATTCATGAGGGTGCTGACCGGGTAAAACTTTGTAGCCCGGTAGATGGAGCAGTTTAGCGTCTTACTCAGGACGTGACTGATGGTTACTGTACTTCTGACGCCTTGCGCAACCAATGCCGCATGAGCCAGAACATCAGAAGCTTGAACACTACCCCGAATGAAAGGATGAGACCTAGTCGAAGGTAGTTGGTTTCGTTCTTGGGCATGTCAGCCCCTACCAGGATATGCAGTGCTGATGCACTCGATGTGGTTCACAGCCCGACCGTCCGGACCAACCGTGGGCTCGTTGAAGCAGTACTGCCGAGGACCTGCATTGCAGGCGGTGAGACCGATGATGGCAAGAAGAACCATGGCAACGATCAAAAGCAACTTACGCATGGTAGTCATTACCTTACCTCTTTCTTGTTGGGTTGAAGCCAGCAGCCTCAAGAACCTCCGAGGAAACCAGCTTGTGTTGACGGCAACGAAACACGGCCCTCTGAATATGCCGCATGGTCATGATCTTGGTGCTGTTGAAGATTCGGTGACGGTTGGCTGCCATGAGAATCTTCTCACGGGCTGCCTCTTGGTTGAGCGTTACTGTTAACGGCATGTAGCTTCTCCCTTATGTCAATTTCTTCGGTTACGTCCTTGATCACCTGACTGAGATAATCCTGCATCTCAACCAGGTTGTCCAGAATGGCTCGGTAATCGTCCAGAGTCTCTTCGGATTCCTCAACGATTCCGGAGAACAAAGCGGTCATTCCTTCTTCACCATGCTGGTCTAAATATGCGTGGGCTTCATGGAAGGTCATCCGTGAGTTAGCAGCCAAAGACGCAGACGCTAGTTCGTGGTTCCCGGAGTACCAGTCCTGAATGATGGCGAAGATCTCAAACATGGACACAAATATACCCCCTGGGGATTTTGTCGATGTGTGCGGAGGACCACTCTTCGTGCTCTCTGTGCACGTTTCACACGAAGAATGTGGTCGCCTCCTTTTATCCTCAAGAACACTCCCGACCAAGGGGGCGCACACAACTCGAGGGGGATTTACTACCGTACGTAGCCTAATCCCGAAATATAGAACTTGCCTCTGTCTCCCACAGAGGACTTTGGCGAAACTCCTTGACTAACCGGTTGCCCGAGCGGCTATAGACTTTCGTCAGCACGCACGTCATAGTCTTCTGCAATGCCTAGCCGAAACTGGCATACTTTTGTCTCTCGACCTCTCGAAGACGGAGTGGGAGAATATAAGGACGTCGATGTGATTGTTGTACTGAGGGAGACGCCTCTGGGAGGCCATGTCGACCCAACGCTTGAACCCATAGTCTCACACTCTCAGCCTGGTTTGCCTCTGCCGTCACATCCGTTACTGCAAACAAAACGTCCTGAGACCTGCTACTCCTGGCGCCGCAGCCGGAGGAGTTCCGCTTCCAGCTCGTCGATCTTCTGCTGGCGCTTGGTCTGCTGCCAGTCCACGAGGAACTCGGGGCGGCTGAACGCCAACTTGATGGCCTCGACGATCACGTCGTTCGGAGTGCCACCGATTTCGGCAGCCAAAGCCAAGACCTCCGAGTGCATCTGCTGGGGCATCTTGACCGGGTACATCGGCTTCTTACGGCCGTCCTGCTTTGCTGCCACTTCGTCTGCCATGTGATTACTCCTTGGTTGAGGGGGAACAGACACAAAGAGATAGCCCAAGTTCGATTTGGCTGTACGCTACCGGTACTTCTTGATGGTAGGGTCTAAAATATCGAAATGGTCTATCTCTCATTATAGGCCTTGTAATTCCTGCGATTCAAGGCGAGAAAGGTCCCTTCTTTTATGCCGTGTGCTTCGGGCTGTGTCCGTATAGACGGCTCAGAGAGAAGGGAATAGAACTCTGCCCCACCAATATGGGGGTGAGGATGTTACATGAAGCAAGCCCAAACAGGCGCCTTACGGTACTGTTTTAGATCCTTCCAGTACCAGTTCGATCGGTGTAATGCGACCTCTTGAATGACCAGCCGCATCATTAGGAAATACGGGCTGTCGTACATCACACCGTCTTTCTCTTGATGGTGACGATTGCTTCGTAAGACTGATGCGTCAAAATATCATCAGCCTCATCAACCGTGGGCTCTCCACTGCGGCGGATGACCACTTGCTGGTTACCCGACATGAGAGTAAGGCGGTACCCTTCCTCCGAAGCAAACTCGGTCAGAGCCTCTTCGAGGGTTTCGACGTGGAACGTGTCACCGTCCCGGGTTCGAATATAGAAAGGGGTTTCGGTCTGCGTGCGCATGATTACCTCCGATGGATGAGTGCGTAGTAGATGGCGAGTCCAAATATGGCGCCGAAGACCAAAGCAGCGGCCAGAGCCACCACAACGATCTTCGTAACAGCGAACACGAGGATAAACACGGTAGCCCCGATGAACCACCCCAAGGTAATCGAGGTGGCCATCGGAACCGCTCGTGCTGCATCGTTCGGGTAGATCACCGGCATGACGGACGGTCGGGAGGGGCCTTCCATGCTACAGGTTCTCCCTTCCCCAGTCGCACAGCTCGGAGCGCACAGCCTCACGAGTGAGACCGGGCATGACAGCACCCTCGACGAAGGTCGAAGGGCCGGTGGAGTCGTTGCGACCCACCTCACCGAGGACGCCGCAGTTGCGGAGCTGCTGGGCGTCATCCCCGTCGAAGTGGATGCCGGGGTTGGGGGAAGACCAGACGGAACCACCCTCGGAGCCGAAATATCCCTCGGCAACGGGCTGGCCGTTCTTGAACCAGAACACCTCGGCATCACCGAAGGCGTGGTCCCGGCTCTCAGTGCGCATGCAATCACTGAGGACCGTAATCATCGAAGCAAGGCTCATGGGCATAACAAATATCCTTTGCTGGTAGTGGACGGGTTGGCCAAAGCCCATAGCCTCAGTAACTTTAGTTCGGGCGCTTAGATCGATTACTAAGCTGTCACGAGTGTTTCTACTGAGGACTATGGGGTATTGGTTTCTCATTATAGGCCTTGTAAAACCTGCGATTTGCAAAACTTTGACGGATTTATCCCGCTGGGTATTTTGCAGCTTTGGAGACTGAAGGATGCACAGAAACGGGGGGATTCCTGTGCACCCATCAGAGCTGCCAGAGATAAATATCCCTGGCAACCCCAAGCTTTAAGCAAAGCGGTTACACGTCTCGACCGGCGACGTCGGGCACGTCAACCTTGACGTAGCCATCAAAACTGCCGTCGTCTTCGAACATCGCCACTGCCTCGAGGTCCTCCAGGTCGGCATCGATGGGCAGAGAATATGCCATCTGCTCAAGCTTCCAAAGAAGATCCGTGTCGTCCCTGGGGGTGAACTGCTCAGCAAAGGCAGTCTTAGAGTAATAGCGGATCTTGTCGTCCATGATGGTAACCCATCCACCCACCTGAGCCTTGTGCCCGTTGGGGATGATGCGGCGATCAATCAGGATATACTTCTTACCTGCAGGAGTTTCCTTAATCTCCTTACCGATAAGATCGAACACCTCATCAAAGTTCTCTTCGGTGACCTCACAGGCCTGAACTCCGAAGGGAACCCGAACATAGTCAGTGTAATCCATTAGCTTCTTCCTTTATTAGTTGGGGTGCGTATACTTGGTCAAATGAATATGGGAACTGCGAAGAGATCAGACTTTGTAAGATTGGATGGCCGGGCTTAATTCGTCCAGTAATATTACCATCAACATCAATGTGGATCTCACCGATGATCTCTTCTTGCCCAACTACCGTTGCTCTTAGCGGGACATGTTTCATCCTTTACTCGTCGTGGTCGTTGTTGATCTCGAGGTTTGCGTACTTCTGCTGCAGAGCATCTTCCTCAACAGTGACGTACATAGACTTCAGATATGCCTTGATGCCCGTCTTACCGTTGACCGCCCACTCGTAGGGGTTGATGAGAATATCAACGTTGAGGAACTGCATGTAGTCCAGCGTCTCAACCGTCTTCTCAGTGATCATGGTAGAACGGTTCGAAGTGATGCTGACAATCGTCGGAGGCTGGGTTTCGTACTTAACAGCCACGTTCAAATATGGACGCTCGACAGCGCCATCATCATCGTCCCGAGGCTCGAGGACCTTGATGTTCCAGCCGTCCTTAGCAAGCCGCTCAGCAAGCTCCTCAGGGAGAAGCACACAGAAGCTTCGCTCACCTTCACGGTTGTAAGGACCCTCCTTACCTGCGAAGTTCCGGAACGGAGGGGGCAGAAGATCCGCATGCTCAAGGAGCACCTGTCGGCTGTTCTGAGTTGCAATAGTATCACTCATGTTGTTACCTTTCTGACAAAATTCATACGAGAAGTCAGCCGCTGGGGCTGAACCGGCAACTGTGCAGCTACCGAAGTAACTGTTGGTAGTTGATTCCTTCTCATAATAGCCTATGTTAATCCTGCGAACTACTCAACAAACGATTCGAAGGGTGTGTAATAGTCAATAGCTTCGATAGCAGCTTGGGCGAGACCGTCGAAATATGTCTCATCAACCTCAAGCTTGGGGTCATTCTTCGCCACGTCGGCCTCAACCCAGAAGTGGCCCTTGGTACCAGTGACGTGGAACGCCTTTTCATCCTGCACTCTGTACAGAGTTGCTCCGTGGTTAAGCACAGGAACAAAGTTTCCAGTCCTACCAACGTGAACCATCTTTGAAATATCCGGAGTCTCAGCGTTCGTGAAGTCCAGGTACATACTACCCTTAACAACGTTCTTCGCTTCGCACAGATCTGCAAAGGTGATCTCTTCATGGGTAAAGAGCTTCTTGAATACGTACGAATGCTGGAACTGTGCGCCAACAGCCGTCCACTTGTCGCCTTCTCTTGCGACGTAAACTGCCTTGTTTACCAGACAGAACTTGTCGTAAGTAGACTCGTGCTCAAAGTCGTACCCATACTGCTTACCGAACTCCATAACAAACTCAATGATCTCAGGAGTTGCCTCAGGGATCTTGATGGAGTCCGTCTTAATATGCGCAACCGTAAAGCCTTTCTTCTGTACGGCCTTCATTAGATCAATCATGAACAAAGCGCCACGCTTGGCTACAATGTTGTCTTTGTTCCTTGGATCTCGGAACGGGTTGTCGAAGCTCGCTGAGGTGAGACCGTACACAATATTGATGACGATCTTGAGCGCATACGATAAACCCTCAGCATCGTCATCGTTGCCCGTAAGAAACTTGGCGAGCTTACCATCAAGCAATGTCGAGGCACGCTCGTAGTCCTTATGCTTAATTGCCATACGTGCTCTCTTGAGATCAGAGAACTTCTCCGTGTACGGGCCAAAGAGGTTGAGTTCTTCGATACTAGTCGGATGCATGGATGCAACATCCAAAACCGCCACGTTCTCATAAACACCGGGTTCGGCGTAGACGTATCCACCCGCACCTGTGTCCTCTCCACGATAAGTGCTCTCCTTTCCAGCAAACTTGTACCCCTTGAACTGCTCGCTCAAGTCGGTGTAAACGAAATCCTTTTGAGGGTACTTGTTGTCACCGAATATGATCTTCGCCGTGTGGTTCTGAGTCGTATGATTAACGCTCAGTCCAGAAATATCCGCAAGGATCTGACGAGCAACGAAGTCCTGCTTACGAGCTTCGAACACGGCCTCGGTTGCAATGACGTCATTAGCACAATAGTCAGCAATGTCCATCCAACGATCTTCAGGAGCAGGCTCATCCCAAGGAAGATCAAGCTCCATGTGGTGAATCCCAAGCTCGATCTCAAATTTCTTGAGTCCTTGTTTCTTTGAGCTGAAGTCATAAATATCGGTGTACGAGATGTTGTATGCTTCTCCAAACAACGCACTATGCATGTTGTTAACGATCCGAGAACTAACCGAATGTATCTCGGCCAACGAGTAGTTAAGATACCGAGCGTACAGAATATGATTGTCGTATCGTCGGTTGTTGAACCCGATCAAACGGAACTTAAACAACTGCTCGATCTCAGATGGCTCTGGGTTTATCATCTTAACCACGTCGGTATCGCCTGCGTACTTCCAGCAAACGATCAACAGGTTAGGTAATACCTCAACGTCAAAAAATACGATCGGTGCGTCATCAGGACCTTCAACACCAAGAGACTCTTTCTCTCCAACGAACTTCATCTTGGTGACGGTCTTGACACAAGTATCAGACTGGTGCGTACTCATCAACGCAAAGGTAAGGATTGTAGGCCGCATGTCACGAAGGTCATAACTAAGACCTTGCTCATAAGCATCGTCCAGAATCTTCGCAATGAAGTCAATAGAAGGCTTAGTGCCTGGGTGAATCTCTTTCCTAAGGTTACGATCAATTAGCTTACGTAAGCCACGTTCGCTCATTACTACGTCGTTATCAAGCATAGGGTGTTCTTTCTTGGGAAGTCCTGTAGATATGTTGGCAATCCCAAGGTTGTTACATTTGGTGAGCTTTCGTCTTAAACTTGCGTCACCAAGAAGCGTTTTTACTTCGATGCCTTCGTCGTAGATACTAGACAACTCATGCACATCGCCTCGGTAATTGTAATGAAGGTGGATTCCTTGCCCACTCTTGCTAAGCTCGGTGTACGTAGGAGGCCACTCCATAGCGGCAGCAATACTACGCTCGAGGTTCTTCTCTCCGTTCTCATCAGGCAGATCGATGTCGATTACAATATGCTGTTCAGGAACCTTAACGAAGTGAAGCTTGTTAGTGTCAAGACTACCCAGAGTGCTCTTAACGTTAACCCACTTGCGCTTAGGGTTACCATCATCATTGGCGTACTGAGCAGGTTGGTCAGCATAGGTGCTGTCAAATATAGACGGGCCGTCAGTAAGGGTAAGCGTATAGCCCTCGTCTGGAACAAACTCTCGCTCCATGCCTTGAGCCAAGCCTTTAAAGCCTTTGTAGTAACTCCGTACGGAGACTCCGTCAACCTCACACCTATCAAGGAACTCTTCGAAGTAGTTCCGCAATTCCTCACGGAACTTATACTGAGCCATGACCTTGTCGATTCCTGTGTCAGCACAGAACTCTTTGTACAGGGTGTAGGCCCGCTTAAGACTGACGCCATCCTCCAACGTAAATATGTCAAAGTGAGCCTCGACATAGTTGAAGAAGACATCGGTTTGCAGCATCATCTCTACGGGGCGATAGGTATTGTAGTAGTTCTTACCCATCTCCTGATAGCGCTTAAGGCAATGATTAGCAATAGCGCCAAGCTCGAACTCAATCTGCCCAAGTAGAATATGGTAACGGTCGGGGTTAACCTTCATACCAGTGGGGTGCACGTCGATCAAACGACGAATGATACCAGACTTAGCGTCCGAGATCTTAACCGGCTGGTTAGTACCCATGAACAAGAAAGCATTAACCCGTGCAGAATATGCAGGCTTGTACTTCTCGTTCATCGTCATGTCTTCGTGAGAGATGATAGAGTTAAGCTTGGTGTTGTCGTCAATCTTAGACAGGTCGCCATCGTGCTGAATAGCTACCAACGGGTTACCCTTGAACACCTCAGTAGCAAAGGCATTGTTAGTGCTGCCCAACGCCTTGGCGTCGAACGTAGTAACGTACCCTTCAAATAACCGTTGGATGATGTTCATGATAGTGGACTTACCACTACCTGCAGGACCGTAGAACACCAGGAACTTTTGAAGCGTCTTAGCTTCTCCTGCTACTACTGCTCCGATAGCCCATTCAATCTTTGCCAGCTCCTCATCAGAATATAGCGTACCGGCAAGTTCCTGCCATGCGTCGATACTACCTTCTTCCAACGAGTAAGAAAGTCGCTTACTAGCGTAGTCGGTCTTCTTAACTTCAGTATTGGCAAAAACAAGATTGTTGTCCAGGACGTGATGGTTGTCGCTGATGTTCCGCATGTAAGTACGAAACGTAGTCCACACCTTAGTGTTGAACGACTTGAGGTTCATCACAGTATAATTCTCTTCTGGGTGCTCATCTGCAAACTTTCGCAGGTGCTCATCCACAAGACGCTGGACATCGTACTCGTCGGTAGACCAAAGACCACGTTCTTCGTCCCAAACAGCATAGAACGCTTGACCACGGACCATTAGATCTTTGGACCTACCAACGACAAAGTCGGGGTATAGTTGAATTTCTCCACTCTTTAGTTGCTTTTGACTGATTGTGTAGAAGTCCATTCAACCCCCTTTCATGGGACGTCGTTCTCGACCAAATATTCGCTAAACTGATTCCAAAGTTCTTGGTTTCTTTGGTCTCTTCGAGTACGGATCATAGGGAAGATACCACCTACTCCATGTCTATTGTACTCTCTCCCCACAAACGTAGAGATGGCTGGGTAAATATAATGGCTTTGTTCTTCATACACCCCGTCTGAGATTTCAGAGAGGTGCAAGTTGTCTAAGAAGATCCAAAACCATTCTTTCTCATCCCATGCAGTTTGAAATGCGCATCGCCTAGAAAAGGCAACGAGCATCTCAAGCACAGAACATTCTAAATCTAACCACCCTGGGTCAGGGTTTGAAATATCAAACTGGTTAAGGAACTCTTTACGGAGTTCTTCACCATCCGCAGCTCGGTTGTCGTCTCCAATTATCAGCCACTGATACTCGCACGAATGGATGGCGAATAGCAATGACCGATAACTGGTAGACGGCGTCCGGCCTTCGATTCTAACTACGTTTGTGTAGAGCCAATCAAAATATAGTTCTTCAATCGGCTCATGCATGTTTAGTCGTCCGACCTAAAGCGACGGTTGTCTGCTGAATGTCGCAGCTCGTTCTCAATCTCCGTCTCTTCGTGCAGCCCAAGCAGCTCGTCCTGGTGGCTACCGTCGAAACGAATCACCTCGAACTCCGCTCGCTTCTGGACATTACGAATATAGACGACATCTGCGTTACCAGACCCATGACCAAACTTCAGGTTGTCGCCAAGGAACTTGTTGTAATCATAGACGGGCACGTTACGCTCGTCTGCAACAACCTCGTCCTTGGTGTAGTAGGTCAGAGTAGTCTGAGAGAACCCAGTTTCATTAGAGATGAACTCGTCTACCTTGATGACGTGCGGAGCATCGTTGGACCGATTAGCAAGTTCCACCTCGTCGTCCCAATCGTCTTCGGGCTGATCAAAGACGTTTGAAATATCAACGTAGACTTCCTCAGCAGGAGGCTGAAGGCGAGGATCCGGGCCAAGCCACTCGATAGGCTCCCCTGTTTCGGGAAGCTCTCCCTCTTCATCCTCATCATCCTCAGTAGGAATCTCGATAGTAGGAGCCATCTCAGCCTCAGAATATAGCTCGAGGTCGTCAGCAGTGATGACCCCCTCAAGCTCCGTCATTGCGGCTTCGTAGTCCTTAGTGTCTAGGGTCAACTGGACGAACTCTGTCGCTTCTGACGGCGTCTGAGAGCGCTTTCCGAGCATGTACCCAAGTACACCGCCTGCAGCAAAACTAACGACACCGACGGATGCCGCTTGCACCACTTTGTTACCGAAAATATCGTGCGCATTCATTACTCCTCCTAGATCTTTTCGAGAATCACGCCGTCAACATTGAAGTCCAGCCAGATGCAACGCTCGGTTCCGTTCATGAAGTTGACGTTCTCATCCTCGAGAAGACCAAAGTCCACGTAACCATCGCCATCGCCATCCTTCCAGATCCATCCGACCATCTGACCCTCAGGAACGTTCGGGAATCCAAGCGACTCGTACACCTGGTTCAGGAACAGATGCCCCTGCGCCTTGAGTCGCTCGTTAGCGAACTTCTCCTGCGTCTGGATGAAGAACCGGTTCAGTCCAAAGTCCTTCTGGAACTTACGGTTACCCTCGTCAAACACACGAGCGTACGGAGAAGACTGCCCGTCAGGAACGACGAGAACTTTCTCCTTCTTACCCTCCTCGTTGACGATCTCTTCCTGGACGAAACCACGGTACAGCATGGTCTCTCGGTCTTCGCCGATCTCGGTCTTGACCCGATCACGGTACTCCTCGAACGCCTTGGCAACCACGGCGTAAGCAGCAGCCAGCGCAGCGTTACGACGGGAAAGCTGAATATGCGAACCGGTGAGCGCAGCAATGGAGATACCACCAACAACAATGGAAGGCCCGTACAGACGGGTGATCCGCATTGCCGTCGTGGAATATACCACAGCAAGCTCCTTACGATACGCAGACTCATGCTCAGGGTCGAGCAACTCCGTAGCATCAGCATTCAGGTACATCTTCTTCACGTCGTCAACGTCGCCGTTTGCGGTGTCCAGAATATGCTGGAGCTGAAGCGTGGCACGACATGCCATCACCCCTGCTCCGACCACTCCGATCACACCTCCAACGAAGAAGACCGTGGGGGAATTCTTCTTGAACCGAAGCAGGGCACTACCTGCGCCACGGCCAAGGTTTGTAGGTACTAGTTTCATAACACTCCTTAAAAGTAAATATAGATTGCGGTCTTAGATGGGCTCGACTGGAGGAAGATCCAACAGCCAGCCATCGTGAGTCTGAACAATGTTAGCGAACATCAGCTCGGTCCAACCCCAGTTGTTGTCGATGTAATTAGTTGGGTGTTGAATCAGGCTGTACAGATCTGCTACCGAAGCAACGTTGTACTTCTCCACCAGTTCTGACAAGGTCTCAAGCACTCGTTCGGCATCGCCTCGAGAGGACAAATATACCTCTCCGACCATGTGCCTACGGCCTCGCTGCATGCCAGGCTGAGCAACTCGAGCACCCCCCTGAGCAGGACGGCTCCGAACATTAATAGGGTTGTCGTACGAGTAGCGAGTCTTCCCGTCAGAACGGCTCCGCCGGTTAGAACGAACCTCACCGTACATCATACGCTCCATACCCTTGGAGGTAGTGTCTACGATGAGGTCCTTAAGCGCAGGAAGAAGCACTTCAGTAGTAATATAACCCATGACGCTGTTCACATCACTGCCAAAGAAGTTGTTCTTGAACCGCCGGAAAGCAGACTCTTTAACTTCCTTGACCGATCCAGTAGCCACAGCCGCTGGCGTCTCTTTCTCTACTGGTTTCTTGGTGACCTCGAGCGGGTTGTTAGCAGAGGTTACCCTTGGCGCTGCTTTAGCAACGTCCTCTTTGGCCTTCTTTGAATTTGCTGGAAGATCACTCATACCACTCCTTTAACTTGAGCGCCAAGAACTAATACGCTCAACGGCAACATCAATCTTGGTGTCCAGATGATCTGTGGTCAAATCACTGAGAAGAAGCGACAGTCCAAAACTGCCTGCCCCAATCAGAAACCGCTCCACCTTACTATCTGGTCGGTCCACATTCTTGGCTACTACTTCTTTAACGATCGTGGAAACACCAGCGCCTACGACAACCCCAGCAATTGACTTAAAGATCCCCAATCCTGTCATTCAGCACCCCCAGTGCGGGAACGGTCGAACTCATCCTTGGTAGGGAGCCCAGGCGTACGCCCAGCAGGAATTCCCGGAATATCGCCACTAGCAACAGCCTTATCGAACTCCTGACTCATGTCCTTGGGCAACGCACCCTTCAGGAACTCGATAGTCAACTCGGCGTCCTGAGAAAGCTCGATGAACAGGGCGTCAAAAGCAGCAGTCTGAGCAAAGGCAGTCCGAAGCTCTTCATTCTTTACGAACGTCTTACCGTCCATCGACTTCTCACCATAGGCAAGGAGGATGAGCTTCTTGATCTCATCGATGATTACAGCAACATCCTTCGCCTCAACAATACGCTGAAGGCGAGCAGAGAAGCTTACACCATCCTCGCCAGCCTCAAGCTCCATAAGCTCGGACTTGGTGAGGTTGAAATAGTGAATATCTTCCTGCGGCTCATCATTGTAGTCGATGTACTTGATCTTACGCTTAAGCATGTCTTTCAATACCTTTCGGTGTATTCTAATGTGAGAAAAATATAGGCAAACTCGAACCCCCTGCTCGGGTCCCTGATGGGGGACCTTGGCAAGAGGTTCGAGAATGGAGTTCTACTTCACTCCGACGAGGGTCGCGTTCTCTGCGGCCTTGTCCGCCTTCTTCGACTTCCGGGACGCACGGCGCTCCTGGAGCTTGGGGACCGCCCACGTCTGCACGGCGATCGCGGCCTGCTGCGTCGCCAGCGCCACGAGGGCGAGGACGACGGTCTTGGTCAGATCGTTCTGCGTGATGAAGGGGGTCTTCGGCTCGACGGGGACGTCGGGGGTCTCGAAGGTCTCGATGGTTTCCAGGGTCTCGGTCATAGCGGGTTCCTTTCGGGTCGAGTGTTTCTCATTATAGGCCTTGTAAATCCTGCGATCTTTTAAATATGGCAAGCGCTCAAACCCCGTGTTGCGTTGGGGTCTGAGGCTTGGGAATTACAGTTCGGCGTTCTGCTTGGCCTGGCGGATCTTCTCCTTGGCCGACCCGACCATCTTCCCGAGGCCGTAGGCGACGACGACGGCGGCGCTCGTGATGAGCACCTGCGTCACGTTCGTGCTGCGGGTCTGGATGACGGTGGGGTTGGTCATGATCGGTTCGTTCGTGGTCATGGTTGGCTCCTAGTGTTGGTTCCTATTATAGGAGCTGTAAATCCTGCGATCAAAGAGGGCTATCTAGCATACCAACAACCGTTGCATACCCTTGAGTAGTCATAGAAAACTCCAAGAACCCAGGGTCTCCTAGAGCCCTAACAACATAGTGACCCTGGTGCTGCAAATATACGCCAGGTGAACTTTCAAGCAAAGCACCCCCCAATTGCTGAATTGTTACATCAAGTGCTTCTGGATTTGGCGTATCTACTAGAATGTCAGTAGCCATAATAGACCTTTCTAAAGTGCCTTTGTGTAGTTGTACTCGATAGCTAACGCAGGTCGACCATCTTCAGCAAGAACCGTGTGGAACGTAAGTTCAAGATGCTTGTCTGAATCCCACCCAAGATCCTGCGCGGCTGAAGTATCAGACAAACCAACAAGATCATAGAAGTCAGACAAATATGCGTACATCTCACGGTTCAACTTGGCGTTGATAGTGTTCTCTGCCTTACGCAAAGTCTCCATGTCGCTGTGAAAATATCGTCCGGTGAATCGCTCATAACATAGAACGTTACCAGGACCAGCAAGCATCAACTCTCTACCAGAAGGCGGGTTACTATCAACGCTTTCTTGAGCGAGCTGGTCTCGAATCTTCCCTTCTTTGTGCTCCCCTAGTTGCTCTACGACCTTTGCCTTGTACTCGCCAAGCGCCTTGTCTGTGAGCGAATATGCAGCCGCTAAAGCTGCCGTACGCCTTGCGCCAATGGCAGTACCAACAACGATGGCTGAAACAGTAACCCCACCAGAAACCACGGGTGGAATATACATCTTCCAGACAAGCTCGACCTTCTCCTTGGGGTCAAGCTCCCTAGCCTTCTTGCGCTCCATGCGGTCAATCGTCCGGGCAGCTTTAAAGGATGCCACACCTGTCAAATATGCGGTAGTGATAGTACCAGACACTCCAACCGCAGCCAGGATGGCAGGAGAGTTAGACTTCAGGAAGTGCTGGGTAATACCTTTGGCTTTAAACAGGGACTCTACTACTTTACTCATATGCTCTCCTCTTCCAACGGGCAAAAAATATAGGGTGAGAAGCTAGGGTTAACTGCCCAACGCAAACAGTTCGTTAAGTGCTTTTTCAGGCACCACCAGATAGGTATAAGTTTTCTCTTATACACCTGCGTGTCTTATCTTCTTCTCATTATAGCCCTTGTTATTCCTGCGAAAACTCAAAGCCCACGTTGTTGCTGTGGACTCCGAGCCTAGAGCTAGCTTCGGCTCTCCTTCACGATGGCAATGATTGTTGGTACAAGGAACACACCAGCGAGGACTCCACCAATCACTCCGAGCTGTACGGGGTGTTGGCGAATCCAAACGGTCTGGGGGCTATTGTAATCAAGCAATTCTTTCCACATGAGGGCACCTCCTTTCTATCTCTCATTATAGGCGATGTTACTCTGGCGAAGTAGTCATGCTTCTTGCGTAGACCTTGTAGTCTTCGATGAGACTCATGGCTTCGTCGATCTGACCTTGGTTGATCAGCTCCATCGCCTTACTCATAGTGAATATACCTTCTTGCAGGCGCTGGGCTCCTTGCAGCTTGCGCTCAGAGATGAACACGCCCACGGACTTACCCACCCAGTACCCACCAATGGTACCGACAAGGGTTCCTGCGATAGCGCACAGCACTTTACCTTGCATGGTGTATCCTTTCGTTGAGACAAATATGGTGCCCGGGACGGGGATCGAACCCGTATGAAGTTTCCTCCGGAGGCGTTTAAGGCCTCTGCGTATGCCAGTTCCGCCACCCGGGCAGACCATCAAAAGCTTCTACTAAGCCTCTTCCGCAATCGCTTGCTGGCGATCTCCTTGTGAAAATATGGAAAGACTCAAACCCCGTGTTGCGTTGGGGCTTGAGAGGTGAGGACTACTTGTTGGCGTACGGTCCCATGTGGTACTTCTTCATGGTACGGCGTTCGCTCCAGTTGTCTTTTGCCACGACAATCACGGCACCGAGGGCGCCAGCCACAAGGCTGATTCCAACGGTTGCGATTGCTCCGGCAACGGTCATCTGTGAGCCATCGTCATATGTCTTCAGGGTACGGTTCAGGTCCATGATTACTCCTTAGTTAGGTCTCATTATAGCCCTTGTAAATATGGTGGGTTTTAACCCCCGGGAACTTTTGGGAAGTTTCATAGCATATGTTAATCCGGCAAAGACGTATACGCCTTGTAGATTTTACTACGGTCTACAAGGCGTATACGTCTGAGTGCCGGTCGGGGGTTCTTACTTCGGTCGGCTCAACATCTGTTGCGCCTTCGACGTGAACACACCGTTCCTCTCGACGAGGACGATGACGGCCACGACAGCGAGGTTCGCCACTCCCTGGATCACTCCGTCGGGCGTCACACGAGGTCGACGGGATTTCGTCTGAACCTTGGTGAGCCTTTCGAGCTTCTCCAGGAGAGCGGGGTACTCATCTGCCTCTGGTCCGTACATCGCCATCTCGGCGGTGACGGCTGTGATCAGGTCGCTGACGTTTGGGTCGTTGCGCTTCTTGAACATAGGCTTCCTTTCATTCGGTCTCATTATAGGCCTTGTTAAAACCGTGGAAACCTAAATATCCGGAGGAGCCTCAGAAAGAACCTTCAGCACAACCTCTTTCTTACCTACGAGAGAAGGCGGGTCATTGACCCCCACCCTAAGCGTAGAATCCTCAGCACCGTGCACGATGACTACATCGCCATCATACTTCTCGTCGCTCTTGTTGTAACTATTAGTGCTAAGTCCTAGGATCACTCCCAGGAAAGTATCAACCGCAACAACGGTGCCAACAACTCCCTCTGGGTTAGGAAGCCCCCAAACTCCAGCAAGGGTGAAATATAGCGTACCAATAGCAGGGAAGAGAATCAGTGCGCAGAACTTGAGCGCGTCATACAGCTTGTTCGAAATCATCAAAACTCCTCAGTAACCTAGTTCGTGTGCAACGAGCAGAAGCAGGGTTAGGGTGGATGTGATTGCAATCCAAGGGATCAGCAATCGTTTGTGGTTTGGTGAAGGTTCCTGTGCTTGCATTACTTGTCCTTTCGCTCAAACAAATGTAAATCCATAACCTGAAGTACTCCAATTAAAGAGCAGACAACCGCAAATAACACCACCACGTTCAGCAAGGTAACTGTGGTATTACCAGGCGTGCTAAGCGCAATGATCTGTGCATACCCAACAGCCAAATATGTTGCCACCGAGCCAATAGCTGCGGTTTTAGGCATACGGCCCGTCTTGTGTTCATGGTAAAGCTTTCCGAGCATTGCCGCAACAAAGATAGCCACGACGGCAATCACAAAGCGAAAGAGATCAGACAAAGTTGAACTTTCGACTAACACATAATTCGAAACGTGGTACAGCCAATCTTGCGTCATTTCTCGTCATCCTTTTTAGAAGCCTTGGCAAATATAGGCAGGCCTAACACCCCAACAAAGGCCGTCACTAAAGCCGTATCAGCAGATTGCTTGAAAAAGACAGCTCCAATAGTCATAAGGGTGAGACCACCCACAGCTACTGAGAACGCAATTTCTTCTTTTCCGATACGATTACGTAACACCAAACTCTCCTCCTTGTGCTTCCCATGTGTAAATATCGAGATCCGAATCGTCGTCAGTGCGAACAGCTTCAAGTGTGGGAACACCCAAACTGCCACTACCTTCGTCCGTTTCGACATACTCGACAACACGCATGTTGGCAGAAACGTTGTAGTTACCGTCGACATGCACCACGTCACCAATGTCGTAATGTTTACGATACCGGTATCTAGACAACGGAGAGACCTGGGCTTCTAGGACATTGCGCTCTCGTTTCTTTTTACGAAGCTCTCGTTTAGCTCTGGTTTTAAGCAGCGAATATATCTCAGCAGCTCGGGCCCAGGTGTCAGCCTGCTCAATGTCAGTAGCGTCAATGAACGTAACTCGACGACCGAACCCAGTGTTGTCTGCTTCTGCCCCACCCAGAGAGACATACAGCCCCTGGTACCGAGTTGAAATATAAGCGGCGTTACGGAAGTCCCGAGAGGACCACAAGTACTTAGCGTTCAGTACATCACCCTTGGCAAACGAGAAGCGCACAGTAGCCCGTCGGTTCACGCCTTTGTGGACCAGCAATTGTATGTTATTATGTGTGGTATCAGGACGCTTGGTCTTAAGACCCGCCTCAATATCACCAAGAATCTCCAAAAGCTGACTAGAAAGGTCCCCTCGAGGAACGTCCTGGTCTTTACGAGTGTATGTAGTTGTGATGTTATGAGACACTGACAGATCGGGCACAACAAACGCCGAACGAGTTGCTTTAGCGTACTCTAACTGCTCCTCAAGAAGCTTTACAGCCAACTCAGGAGGAGTAACATCAGAGAACTTGTAGGGCCAAGCAGTACCATCGTACAGTGTCTTTGGCGGGCCGCTATCGGTTGGGCCGTTAAACCCTAGACTGTTGTCAGTCACAACCCTAGACTCAGCAAAAGAATCTAGACTACGCCCAGTAACTGTAAATATAGGCGCAGAACCAGACTTCTCTTCGATTTGATGATCTTCTACGATCATAACTTCTTTGGTGTCAACGTGGGAGATCAGTGTGCCAATAGCAAGCTGTTCTCTAAGTTGATCGGTTGGTTCCCCAGCGAGCATGAACTGACCTGGCTCTAAGTAACGTTCAACCCACTGCTTCTTAGATAGCCCGTTTACAATCTTACCATCTTTATAGGTTGAGCCAACATGATCCAATGTAAATATGTCCATGCTAAACCCCCCAGTAAGTAGGCTGATAGTAAAGGTGTTCCACGCTTAAATGCGTACCAAGGGATTCTATACCATCAGTACGAGGCGCAGTTAAGAGAAACGAGTTCTCGCCAGGAAACAGCATCGGCCAAGCAGCACCAGGGTCAAGTTTATCAGTTAAATGCGTAGTATCTCCACTTCTAACGTAGTACAGAGCCCTGTCATTGTCAAAGCTAGACACATAAATGAGATCGTTAACCAAGAACGATTTGTTGATCTTAAATATGTGTTTGTCTACACCAGTAGACACTTCAGACTCAATGGTTACTGAGTTAAGCCCATAGAGGCATTTAAGCACCAGTAGCATACCATGAGGCGCAGTAGATATAGTCTCTTCGAACGTATGCCGATTGTACAGAGTAACTACATCAGCCTCTCCATCAACCAAAGCGCCCTTAAGCATGGGGTCTTGGCATGAAAGTCCCAACGTTACCCTGGGGGCAAGGTCAAAGAGAGAGGACTCCAGCTTACTGATCAAACCAGTAATGCTAGCAACCATCTCGGTGTTGTACATTAACCTTACTTCAACGAGACCGGTTCTAGATCTAGAGATTAACTTGTAAAGATCGTCTCTAAGACTAGAATATGTGCTCACTCCAAGCTGAGGATTAAGCTTAATCTTGAAGCCAACATTCCGACTAGGCAGCACCATGTCGAAGTACTTCTCTCGAGTGGTGCCATCTGTGTGAAAGTAGCTACCCGAAAAGACCGGATAGATCTGATCAGGATCTAACCCAACCGCAGACTCCAAAATATACGGTTGGGTCGGATCCACATTACGCAAGTTAAAGGTTGCAAACAACTGTGCATCGACGCCTAGCTCGGGGGCAGAATATAGTCTAATCTCGTCAACATCCATTAGATACCCAACTCCTCTGTAGCTAGAACAAACTGACTCTTAGTGTTTCTGTACAGCTCTTCCAATGACAGTTCATCACGAGCATAGTTATGCTGCTCGAAAGTGATCTGAGTTGGGCCAGCAGCGACAGCTTCCTGTTGGGGAGCCGAGTCGCTTCGTCGACGAGCTTCTTGTTTGGAAATATCTTTTGCTTGGGCAGTAGAGACACTGGCCGAAAGCTGAGTATTGCCAAACATCGACGAGAGTTGACGTGCCCCGCCGGAAACATTAGTGAGATCCAGGACAGGCGTAATGACTGGGTTGAGCGCTCCGGTAGTGTACAACTCTGTATCAATAGCGGATACAACCTCGCCAAACTTAGTCATTACATTGTTACCTAAGGTGGCAACACCCTCTAAAGCTGCGCTATCATTGGCAAGCCCAACGGCCAACCCATCAATAATATAGCCACCAGCTTTGATGAACTCCTTAGAGGGGGATTTGGCGCCAATAGCGCCCATGAATCCGTCAACAAGACTACCGCCAAGACCAGTAACTCGGTCTAGCAGAGCATCCTTGCCTTCATCAATGGCTTCCCAAATGCCATCCAGAATCGCGTCACCAATACCACCGGCTGCGTTTCGAATCTCATCAGACTTGGTTCGAATACTAGATTCCAACCCATGAAGAAACGCAACGATTGTATCGGCAGCAGAGTTAGCAATGTTCAGTGCTTCTCTACCAATACCTTCGATGAACTTCCGAATGATGTTAGACCCGGCTGTGATGATACGCTGAATGTTGTTAGCCACTCCGTTAAGGAACGCCACGATCAGGTTAACACCAGCAGTGACCACGGGCCCCATGTTAGCAGCTAAGCCGTTAAGGAACCCAACAATCACTTGACCAGCAGCCGTTACGACACCTGCAATGTTTGCACCAACACCCTGAAGCCAAGCCATTAAGAAAGCATGACCAGCTTCAACCAACTCCGGAACCTTTGCAGTTAGCGCAGTCAAGAAATTGATGATGATCTGAGACACCATGGTCGTAATCTGACCGATGTTGTCCTGAATACCCTGGAGAAGCTGAACTAACAGCATCATACCAGTAGCCATGATGTCGGGGCCCTTTTCATTGATCACTGTGAGGATCAAATCAATGATAGCCACGATAGCTTTGGTAATGGTAGGGGCATACTCGATGATGGCGTTAAATATGGCGTCCATGATCTGCCAGAAGCCCTCGAGAATCCCAGGGATTGCGTCCACAATCACATCAACGAAAGCAAGTAAACCCTCCGCAAATTGCTTAGCAAGTTCCGGAAGCAACGTAATGGCATGACCTAACCCATCCATGATTGCATCCCAGGCCCTAGGGCCAAGTTCAGCGATAGTAGACAAGGCTAGAGCGGTCAAATATGCGCCTGCACCAAAGAGGGCAAACGCACCAGCAACTACGATCAACGCAGCGCCAAGAGCAGCTAAAGCAGGTGTAACCGGAGTAAGGAGCAACGCCCCTGCGCCAAATATAGCAAGCGCGGCAATGATGGCGAGAAGCCCTAGAGCTACCTCGTTCAATCCCATCTCTGAGAACACCTTAATCGCAGTAGCAATAGCGATAAGCCCGATAGCCATAGGAATCAGCGCTAAACCAAGCAATGCAATCTGAGGAATAACGTTGGTAAGGAGGAGCGCTCCTGCACCAAGAACAGCAAGTGCACCGACAACGCCCAGTAACCCTGCCGCAATACCTTCAAGCCCCAGTACCGCAAACATTCCCAAAGCTACAGCCATTGCCATTAACCCAAGGGCCATAGGCATCAAAGCAATACCAAGTAAGAACATCTGCGGAATAACACTTTGCAAAGCGAAGGTAGCAAGACCAAGCACACCAAGCACACCAGCAAAACCAATGAGCCCAGTTACAAGGTTGTCTAAACCGATCGCGCTAAATATAGCTACAGCAGCGCCAAGAAGCCCAAGACCAATGGCCAAAGGAATCAAAGCAATGCCCAGCGCAGCAATCTGAGGAATGACGGGGCCAAGAGCCAAACCGGCAAGGCCGATCACAACAAAGACCCCAGCAATACCAGCAAGCCCCTTAACAAGTGTATCAACTTCCATACTGCCAAAAAGCCCAACTGCTCCAGCCATGAGAATAAGCGACGCTGCCATGATTCCCATCGCAAACGCACCGCCAATACTGCCCTGCATAGCTTTACCAGCAAGCGCAAGCAACGTCAACGAAACAGCCGCTGCACCAAGACCCTTAGCAAGAGTTGCTAACTCCATAGTACCCAGAAGGGCAACCGCAATAGAAAATATAACTAACGCTCCAGCAATAGCAATCATTGCTTGTGATGCGACAGCAAGCTTACCCATAGCAGCAGGTCCCATAGCACCATGCGTAAGAAGAGTCATAGTACCAACTAGCTGACCCATACCAGCGGCTGTAGCCGCTAAAGCTTTGGTAAGAGAAGCAGAATCGATCAAAGAAAGGGCGACTAAAGATATAGTAAGCAGTGCTACTGCTTGGGCAATCTTCATCAACGCTCGTGCTTTAACTTCCATCTGAAGAGCAACTAAAGTAATACGAACCTCATTGAACATGTTTTTGATCTGAAAGACCAACGTAGACATAACATTCAGGTTAATACCACCACGTAACATCTGATTAAATGCCAAACCAATGGCGCCAATCAAACCAATATTAAGAGCATCTGTGATTTCACTAAAGTTTCCGTTATTAAAAGACTCTTTAATCGAATCAAAGAACCCACTGAACTTGTCCATTAAGTTATCGATCATCGCCATTGTGTCATTGAAATATCCACGAATCGCAGTACCCAGAGTAGACAAGAACTGCCTAAACCGTTCACCATGCTCTCGTGCCATTTCAATACGTTGACCGGCTCTATCAAACCCACTCCCAAGAGCTTCTGCATCAGCGCTTGCATCGGACCCAAACAGGTTGCCCAGCCAACGACCTAAGTCTTTGAGCGCATCAGTTAACGCTCGAACTGCAGTGGTGTCTTGAATGGCATTAACAAAATCCGCAATCCAATCGCCAACGGTGTTAAAGAAATCTTCAAGGGCACCGCCCTCTACGAGAAGTTTCTGGAAGTTCCAAACGGCTTTTCCAATACCTCCAGCTAAGTTCAGTAGACTAGATTCACCACCACTGATAGCGCCAAACAAACTGGAAAATACGCTTGCCACGCCCTTAACGATGCCCCACCCAATAGAGAACACAGAGAAGATTCCTCTAAATATGTTTCTAACTGTATGGGCAGTAGTACCACTAATCTTCAGGTTTGCCGTAAACCGTTGAATCGACATCATGATAGCCTGCAGGGTGTTTACGCCATCTGATGGAAAAATGTCACGAAACGCATCACGCACCGGAGCAAGAATAGCTTTTATGGCCCGGAACGTATTGTTAAATATAGCGGGCAAATGCGACAACGTGTCAAACAGATCAGAAAAGTCTAAACCTTTGATCCAATCTGCAAGGTTGCGACCCTGATGTCTGGCGAAAATATCGAACGCGTCTAGCAAAGGCATCAGAGCTTCGTGCACCGTGTCGATAGCCGGAGATAAGGCGTTGAACACCTTGCGAAGCCCGGCAAAGGCAGAAGTGAAGAAGTCAGCACCAATTCGGCTCATGGCCGCCTTAAGGTTCGCCATAGAACCTTTGAACGTTTCGTTAGCCTTGGTCGCGTGTTCGCCAAGAGCATCATCCATGGCCATAGCAAACTGCTCGAAACTAATCTCACTGTTTGTTGCCATCTCACGAACTTGCAACTCGGTGAGACCCATTTGGTCGCCAAGAATCTTTGCTGCGTTAAGACCTCGAACAGCGAACGAGTTAAGGTCGTTGTTCGTTAAGTGCCCAATACCAGCCACATTCTGGTATACCTGACCAATCTCAGAAAATGATCGACCGGTCATAGCGGCAACACCAGCAACGCCTCGAAGGGCACCGGTCATTTGACTTCCCGCTTCAATACCTGAGGCGCCAAACAACTGAGCGATCGTGGCTGCTTCACCAAGACCATACGCCGTACCTCGAACTGCGTCCAACGCACTTTGCATCGACGCTTCTACATCCTGGCCAAGACCTTCGAAACCAAATCGAGCTTGCTCAATCTGCAAAGACCTAGTCATACCGCCCTGAATGAGTGGTCCCATAAGACCGCTCATTAACCGGCCGCCAGCGTCCATGGCCGTGTTGCCGATTCGCTGAAGCACAGTAAAAGCCATTGCGCCCATTGCACTAAACTTGCTATTGATCTGGTCTACCTGAGTGGAAATATTAGAGAGATTAACTGCGTTAGCAGAGGCTTGAAGGCCAGCAAACCCTTGGTTGCTGTTGAAGTTCTGAGTAGCAACCTTCATCCGCTCAATCTGAGCCATAGTTTGCGCCATGGCCTGTTGAAACTGGCTGTTGTCAAACTGCAGTCCAACAATCTTGTTTTCGATACTACTCATCTAAGCACCTCCCTCATGATATCGGCTTGAATTTCTTCAAAGACTGGTCGCATTGCTGGATTGATGTAGTCTCTTGGGGCAACATAGCCGCCCGTTGCGGTTCCGTGCCCATACTGAATCATTAGAGCTACATTAACCCCGTTCTCTATGTTAGTGTTGAACCACTCAATGCCAACTTTTCCGTTAGAAGAGGTGATCCGATACTCCCAAGAAACAGATGCTTTACCCGTATCTTGTGGGGTTGCTGTAGCAAGAGCGTCTACCCCTCGTTGTCCACCCTGCTCCAAGATCTGCTGGAAAGGTACAGGGTTTTGCATCCGGCGGAGCCAAGCGGTTGTTCTTTCCCAACCCCCAGTATCAGTTAACCGAAACGGCATTGAATGGCTCCTTTAGTAAAACACTTCCATTTTGACTGTTTCAAATGAAACTAAGGTGTTGGGTCATACTCATACTGAAAGACGTAGTGAGCGTTTGACGTTGAACCAGGTATTCCGTCAGGGCTTGCGAACAAACCGTCATCCATTGCCATAACGGCCCACTCATTCGATTCATAACCAGGAGCACCCAAAAAGTGAAGCAGGCCAGTTTTATGATTCGTAGCACCAATGCTTGCGGCCCCAATCGGGCTATAGTTAAGTGCGTCCCGGTTTTTACCAAACTCAGGGAGCTTAAACTTGTACGCACCGCTACCTTGCGTTTGCCCTGACCCGCCATAGCGAACGGTTCCATACCCGTTGACTCGGCCAAGGGAGTCCATACAGTAACGGCCTTCTTTTACAGGGGCGGCACCAAGGTTAAGCGCAGTCCCCGATACAATCGCAAGGTTCGGAGTCCAGTCAACCCACCCAAGGTCGGTAGTAGCAAGGTTGCCCATACCGTTCAAGATCCAAGCATCGGTTCCAAGTTTAATTAACTCGATAATGGCGCCCAGACCAGCGGTAGTATAGGTCCACGGAGGGGGTACGCCGACTGTTACGCCGATTCCAGCCAGAATAGTCACTAGACCATCACCAGCCTGCACTACTCGGATTGTAGTGCCAATGGGAAAGTCTACCTCAGTAGAAGGCGGCACAGTAACATTACGATCAGTAGCCGCATACTCCATAACGACGCTTTCTGCGTCATCCATAACCAGAGTGTAGTTAGACATCTGAAGGGTAACTGCCGTTAATCTAAGAAACGTTTGCCATTCAACGGCGTAATCAACCCCAGAGCTTTTAACAAGGATCTGACCTTCAGTGCCACCAGCGGGAATCCCTACCCCATCGTTACCAGGGTCACCCTGAAGACCTTGTGGCCCTCGTACATCGCCAGCGTTTACGGTGCTAGCATCGAACTTTGTCAGGATGAGATCATCGCCAACGATTTCGCCAGATACAACCGACGCAGCTTCGATCTCGGCCATACGGGCAGCAGTTAAACCAGTTACTGCGGTCATCTTGTCACTCCTTTACGCCGACTCAATTGTGTAAGTGTCGGGGTCGATGATGGTAACCCCATCAGACTCGATTTCGAATGTAGTAGCATCTAACATGGTAATCAACTCGCTTGGGCCCATTGCGGTCCAAGTTCCATTACCATTGTCTACGATAGTCACCAAATATGCGTAGTTAAGCATCTCGTATAAAGTGGCTAAATCTGGAAGCCAAGGCTCGGAGGTCTCAGTCCCATACAGAATCTCTTCTAAACGATCCATACGGACTTCACTCAAATATCGTGAATCCACGATAACGTGGGCAGTTGGTTTGTACCCGGCTAAAGTTTCCATGCGTCCACTAACAGACCATTTAAACTCTAACGGGTCGATGTCATCGCTTAATGTCTCATAATCTATGTCATCTGCGACCGCAGTCAAGTTGTATAGAATATGAATTTTATAGCCTAAGTTAATCCCGTCAATGTCGTCGCCAATAAGTGAACGGTAGGAGAGCCCAAAGGAAACTCTACCTTTCTGGTTCATAAGCTGCAAACCAGAAATATCGTCATTGATTGATGAGCCAACGGCTTTCAAAAACTCAGGAGGATAGGTGAACGCGGTCAACGACCCAGAGAAACCAGAAGCAAGGGGAAGGTTACCTATCTTCTCGCCATCAAAGATATAACTTTCATACCCCATGCGATCAGACTCGTCTAAAGAGACCAACCCGTTCCAAGCCACACCAGGCTCGTCAGCAAAATATACAACGCCACGGTCTAAGCCCGCCTCAAACACTTTAGCGCCACTTTGATCCCAAACGAGTTTTGTCACGGTTCACCTCCAGTTAAACAAATGCGAGCAACAACTCTATTTGAGTCGGAAATTCTGGGCTAGTCGAATCGGTTCCATACAGAACATCTTCAACCGCCGCTAACACAAGAGGATCTGTAGTAGCAGAATCTACCACCATATGAGCAGTTCTATACCAGTAATCAGAAGCAGGAGGACTAGTCGCCACTTTCCACTTAAAGGTCAGTGCTTCTAACTCATCGGAAACGGTATCTCTTGACTTCGATTTGAGCGAAAATATAGCATTCCACACGAAGTGAATCTTATAGTCCGTTTCGTTGTCGAACGTCCTATATGAGAAATCTGCTTGCTCTCGGTCTTGCCCGGTAAGGATGAACCCTGGTAAAGCGTCTACTTCGCCGTTTATGGCCTTCAATGTATCTGGGAAGGAGAATGCTTCCACATCTGCTTCGTAGAAACTACGGTGCATTAGGGCAACATACTCATACCCGTCAAACGCACTTGCGGTCCCACTTAAAGAAGCTTCAGATTCACCGACTTTAGTCAAGCCATTCCAAGGAACAACCAAGTCTGAGGTTTGGCCATGCAAAACCCCTCGATCTACGCCGTATACATACCGCTTTGTTTCTTCATCACCCCAAGTAAGTTGCGCCATGTTAACCTCTTGTGCCTAGTTGTTCTCTACGCTGTGCATTCAAACGATTTCGCTCTGCCGCGATTTCAGACCGGGACATCTTTTTGGGCGGGGAGTTCTTGACTCCGCAAACACGAATCAAAGAGAACAAGCGGTTCAAATGCCAGTGCTGACACTCGAACGGAATGTTCAAACCGATCATCCAATAGTAGATCAGTTCGGCGGTAATAGTTTCGCCAGTGCCACGTTCTTTAGGCAGACGCCCAAACGTTGTGGCAGAATGTTTAGCCTCAATGTACTGGTTAATAGCTTCAATGTTCTCATCAGAAAGATTGTAGAACACTTGTTCAGGAACATCGGGCGTAAGAACCATACACTTAAGGTAATCGAAAATCTCTTCGGTGGTTTTATCACCCTTTCCTAAGAAAGCCTTTTCGTGTTTCGCTTCCCATTTTGACAGTGAGACCAGAGAATGCTCGAACTCTAAAACGAAATCTCCAAGAGTACTGAACTCTTGGGTCTCTTCATTGTAAAGCTCTTCTCCAAGCACAACAATACTAAGCATTCTCTGGTCTCCTTTGTCAAATCATCACGGATCGCGAGTGAACGACCAGTCATCATCACTAAAGCCACTGAACGTGTACGCACCAGAGGTGGGCTCAGCAGTGATGACCAGCGAGGCACCAGCCGGAGTGATCGTAACGGTACCGGTAACAACAGCGTTGGTATCGGCTCGACGGTAACGAACACCAGTAACCGTGGGGATGGTGATAACACCAGTAGCCGCAACGAAGCTGGGCTCGGTTGCCGTAACAACCGTAGGCGTACCAGCAAACATCGCAATGACCTCGTCAGGAAGAGGCAGGCGAGGATCAGTAAGATCCGTGCCATACAGGGCCTCTTCAAGGGTGACCAGGTTCCCGGAATCAACCTGGGTCGAGTCAATGACCAGAAGCGACGAAGGCTTCAGGCCGGTGACAGCAACCGCAGTCGTGGTGAACTCCCAGCTAAAGGTAATCGGCTCGGGCGTGTCGTTAACCGTGGCGTAAGCCTTCTCCGACGGAGAGGCCTGCGCACCGTAAAGCAGGTGAAGCTTGTAGCCAAAGTCGTTACCATCCTGGTCGTTACCAAGAAGCGTTCGGTACGAAAGACCAAAGACGCTTCGAGACTGCTGGGCAACGAGAACGCCCTGCTCAGGAGAGGCGGTACCATCACACTGACCAAACTCGTCAGGATAGGTGAACGCCTCAATGGTACCACCCAGCTCCTCAACCGAGAACAGGTTGAGGTACTTCAGGTTGTCGGCATACTGTGCGTTGGCTTCAGCGCCAGAGGGAGACTCGGTAACAGCCGTAAGACCATTCCAAGCATACCCATCGCTGTAAACCCCGCCAGTGGGAAGGTAAAGAACACCGTGATCAACGCCCGTTTCAAAGAGGCGGTCACCAGAGGCATCCCAAATAAGTTCTGACATGTCTTCTCCTTAGAAGAATATGTTATAGACGAAATGGTTCAAGTTGTCCGACCTAAAGAAACGGTCAAAGACACACATTGGTAAAGCCGCTATCTTATCAGGAATCTCACTATCTGGATCCTTGTCGATAATCGTAATTTGATAACCTTTCACGTTCTTGTACGGAAGATTACATGCAAACTTTGTGATTGCACGATCTCTAATGTACACGATACATGGGTAAGTCATCTGAAGATTATTCGGAGGTTGAAAATATACCTTGTCTGAGCCTAAAGCGGTTTTTAGTAGAGAGTGAAGATCGCTTCTAGATCCCATTAGCCACCTTCTTCCACAAATATAGGCCCGTTGTATACTTTGCCTAATGACAACACTAAGCGGGGGTGCTGAACGTTGACCGAAGTCACAGTCCATAACACCCCCGCCCAACGAATATACTTAATGTGAACGTAGTTATCGAACGCATAAGCATCTGCCACAATACTAATCAGATTTGTGACTGAAATATCGCTATTGATTGGCTCACCAGCTTCTAGATTACGGGTTTGTTTCACAACATCCCCATAGTAAGCTCGCTCAACAATGTCGTCAACCCAGATGCCAGACTCTGCCGGTTCTTCTACAGATCCTGCAGAATATCCCACTTCTCCATGGAATTTAGGCATAGAGCTGACTCCTTGATAGTGGGTTAGCCGCGGTTACGGAACGTCCACGACTTCTGCTCCGAAGAGGCGAAGTAGTAGCCCGAGCCAGCCGTGGCGGTGACGGTGTAGCTCTCACCCACAGCAACCGTGTACGGCGAACCAGCGGCGTTGATGACCGTGCCATCGCCATCCTTGTACACCACACCAGTGGTGTTAGTGATGGTGACCTCGCCAGCCTCAGCATCGTAGGTCGGAGCCACAGGAACCACCTTAACGTCAGCAGCCTCGACCGCACGCACAACAATAGCCGACTTCAGACGGCTAAGAGCACCGGACATCCGGGTCTCCAGCAGGTACTTCTGCTTGTTGTAGTCGATGTCGAAGTCGTCGAACATGCTGACCTCGCCGCCCTTGTCAGCACCAACGATGTAGTCGTTCATGTTGACCAGGATGGCAACCAGCTCAGGATCCTCGTCCATGGCCTCGACCGGGACAATCTCCGTAACACGGAGAACCTCGGCGACCTCAGCAATGGTCTTGTAGATCTGACGACCAAGCGTGTCCTTCAGGAGAAGGAACTGAGCGATAACCGTCTCAGAGGTGAACATGGTCGGGAGACCACTACCCTTGTACGCCTTACGGTTCTCGATCAGCGCGTCGATCAGCTCCTGAATGTTGGAAGCCGCATCAGCAAGGTTGATCTTGATGGTGGTGGCGTAAATGGGGTGATCCGTCGCAATCGGGCGGATGTTGGCTTCCTTGATCTTGTCGGCGTGGGAAATGTTTCGCCCATCACCCATCAGGATGGCTCGAGCAACTTCCTCGTCCAGCATGGTACGCATCTCCGCACGGAGGAACGCCACGATGTCGAAGTCAGTGATGTCGAGCATGTCGTCACGATCAAGCGACTGCTTCTTGTAGATGGTCTGAGGAGTGGTCTCTCGAGTCAGGATGCTGAAGAACTCGTCGAACTTCTCGGCGCCAGTGATGTAACCCTTGGCACGAGCCTCATCCTCAGTGATGTCAGCAGCGATGGTCTTGATCCGAGTGAACGGGCTCTTACGAGCGCCGCCGAGGACCTTCGACACCCACTCCATACGACGGCTGAGAAGCTGGGGCTGATCCCCAACAAACTTAGCATCGGGGAACATCAGGTTGATGTCGTCGATACCATGGGAAAGAGCATACTCCTCCACCGCGTGCTTCAACGAGCCACCACGCTTGGCCGCCTCCACAATCCCCTGAATATCATCGTGCTGAAGAACATGGGCGCTACCCTGTCCGGCGTTCTGCTCAAAAACGTTACCCATTACGGTACCTTCCTCCTTGTCAGAGTGTTCAATGTTGTCATCGTTGTCATAAATATCGCTGTGCTCAGCAGGAGCTGAGTCACCCTTACCTGCAGACTCAATTGCTTCACCCACCATGAAGTAAAGCACCGTCTTCTGCTCATCAGTCATGCTGTTAAAGACATCCTCGACCGTCTTCTCAGACGAGTCAGCAGGAGCGTCTTCATGCTGAAGAGTCACACCATCGTTGTCATCGTTTTCGCCACCCATTTGGGTCTGCTCCTTGTTATCGGGGTTTAAATCTGAATGCATAACAAGAGGAATTCCTGTATAGACGATGGCTTCATCGCCAAGGATCTCCTCATCACCATCTGAGTGACGAATAGTCACATTATCAATTAATGCGCCGGGGTTGGCCCCAGCAAGAACCAAGCTAACTTCTTTGATCGCTCCGTGAGTAACCCGCTTAGCGCTTTCAACAAGCTGGTTGGCCCAAATCGAGAGCATGTTAATGTCGCCATGCCGAAGTAACTCTCGGGCATGAGCGGCTCGGTTAGAGTTGTTCAAGAACCCATGCACGTAAACACCGTCATCACGGTCTTCAAGAAGCACATGTCCTAGAACATTCTCTAAGGTGTTGTGATCGTGCTGCCAAACTAAGGGTACGGTCTTCTGGTTCTGGTGCTTAAAAGCGCCAGGCATGATGGTACGACCATCAGTACAACGAAGACCAGCCTTAGTGGCATAACCACCAAAATCTGGTTCCATTTTGACTGTTCCTTTCAAAGTAGTTCAATCATTGTATGGTCTTAACCAACAGCCTGTTTAGGTGCTTCTAAAGCCAAAGGAGCTTTGGGCTCCGTCGGGTCAGAAGCAAGTTGCGGAGCACCAGCCAACTGTTCATAAGCCTGTGGCATGTTACTGTTCATCAGTGTATCAGCCTTTGGATCCTGTGCCGGAGCAATACCCATAAAGCCACGCATCTCGTTAGCCGTAAGAATCTCATTCCGTGTGAACTTGTCAGCAATCTCAGCTAACGTGCTAACCGGAACAAGCTTGAACGGGTCTCGGTAGTACTTGATGCGCTCACCACGCCTAACCCCCATGGGCCCAAGGAACGAGCGTTCCATGGCTTCCCTAATGGCGTCTACAATAGGCTCAACCGTGCGGTTATGATAGTTAAGCATTGCAGACTCATCTGCGGTGCCATTCATAACGGCTTCAGTAATGCCAAGCTGGTTGTAGAGCAAGTTGGTTAAGTACTCAATCTGCTTCAAAAGTTGGTTGTCAGCCGGACGGTTTAACTGAGTGATCTTTTCAGTACCATCCGTGTATGCGATACCATACTGGCTACCCTTAAGCTGAACCTCAATCTCTTCTCTACGCTTTTCAGCCTGAATCTTTCGTGCCTCAGACTTAATCACGTAGGGCAACTGAATAATCATGTCAAGCCGACCAGCAGACAGGTCATCGACACTGTCCAGAAGATTCAACTTAGTGATCAATCGTTGAAGGGTTGAGTTCTTTTCGTTCATCACAGAGTAAAGAGGGTTCTCTACAATTGCTACGAACCGCTTCTCAAGCGTGATCTCTTCCTTTTCCCCAGTTTTCTCGTTGTACAAGTAAATGACAACATGCTGAGGATGCCAGGATTTGATCTGCCCAACTCGTAACGAATGAATATCAAACACCTCGTTGGTGGTTGGGTCTTGCGCCGTGTCTACAGGAACAATAGCAATTACGCCATCGTCAAATAGACTACTTGCCATGTTCTGTCGAAAAGCCCGAGGCCCCTGGTCCATGTTTGGCTCAAGATTCAAACACCGATTCAACCCGCTGTCTACATGCTCTTGATACCGCCCAAAGTCATCGACCTTGACATGGTATAAAGGGATAGTAGCGACATCAATGCTGATTCGAGTATAGATAGACCCAATAATACTTCGCTCGGAAGTAAAACGATTCGGGAACCTATCAATTCTAGATCCATATGACGCTGGTCCAATACTTAGATTAGGAGGTTGATTCGAAAAATATCGGAAGGCGTTCCAAACAGAAGAAATTCTATCTAAGATTGCCAAGTTATGTCACCTCCTAATTGTTAATGAAACGATTGATGTTTCTAGCATTGTTGCGCCTTTTAACATCGGTAAACGCATCTTGAATATGCTGGTTTGAGGTATCTAGAAACTGACGACCTTTAGGGGAGTTTAAGAACGCTCCTCCAGCAATAGTCAAAGCAGTGAACGCAGCAACCGTACCCATCTCTCCAGTAATGCGTCTAGCAACATAGCTAGCGCCGCGCTTAATGGTTTTCTTTTTATCAGTCCTACCACGTTCATTCACTGCTTTTGTTGCGTGTCTAGACATGTCTTGACTGGCAAAATGCTTATCAAAGGCTTGCTTGTACCCTGGCACGGTGTTTCGCTTGTATTCAACCGACTTGTTAATCAGTTTTCTTCGAGTTCCAGCACCCTCACCATAAAACATCTGGGCTCTAGCAAATTCTTTAGCATCTTTGGCAGCATCTCGGTCAACCTTTGGCGACGCAGCTCCACTAGAACCTCGATCTTTACGGATACCCCAGTGCATTCCCTTAACACCGAAGTGTGCTAGAAAGTCTTCCTCATCAACTGAAATATCCATTAGACCCTCCTACACAGGACGAATAGAGAACCCAGCGACGAACTTGACCGCCGTCGGATCGGTTGGGGGCGAAGGAATAACGATGTTGCCATTAGCAAAGATCATAAGAACAGAGGACTCTGGAGTATTAGCAAAGCTTGACCAAATACCCATGCGCATGATCGTAGCGTCAGGCCTGTACCCCTCGGGCAAAACAAACGCTGGCGACATAAACCCAGACAACCAATCTTCATTGGTCTGAGCATAGAAGTCAACCCACACGATACCCGTGGCATCTTTAAAATATCGAGGCGTAGTTGGACTACCGATGCCAGGATCCACGATGGGCTCCCAACCTTCCATCAACTCCGGCTCAATCCAGTCTTCGTTGTTAGCGTTAACCACCAACACCGGCTCACCCTGCTCATTAAAGAACGACTTACGCTCTACACTACGATTGGAATTAATAGATCCCTGCGGAACGATGATGGTCTGTTGAATCATCTGCTCATCCATATGGGGCTCCCTTCAAATATAGTTAGAGGTTAGGGGTTCTCAAGGTCATCGACACGCTTCTCAAGCTTGCCAATGGCCTCATTGATGGTGTCGGTAGCGGCTACTGCAGCGGCAGCAACAGCAATTTCATACCCCGTAAGAAGCGTATCGTCGCCAGTCTGAACAGTCAGCGAAGACACGTCAATCGGGTCGCCATTCTCATCAAACAGCGCAATCGTTTCAATCTTCTGGTGCGGCTTAAGCGCAACCTGAGTCGTAACTACAAAAGCCTGAGTGGTCTTCTGGTGCATCGGTATCCCTTTCAAATATGGTTAGTAGTTTGCAGCTTTGCTTTTTCAAACAAGCCTAATATTTCATTGGTGTTACCATCAGTAATTACCGAGAAATCTTTGAAGGCGCCAGACTTCTTGTTGACTGAGAAGAACGGATCCATTTCACTTTCCCCAGGCGCAATTCTAAACACCTGAAACAAATATAGATCGTTGTAGTCAACCGAACACTGAATCGAGCCGCCAGGAAGATTCTTCTGAACAATAGTTTTTGCTTCTTCTAGACTAAGCATTCCTAAGCCACCTCATAAGAAAGTCTGGGTTAAGCTCTAGGTCATCAAGACGAGTAAACCCAGCTTCTGCAATCCGTCTACCAAACTTAGCCGTAAGTTGATCGGGTTGACTGTACCTAGCCCCAGATTGTGCGTCAAATATAACCGGTTTACCATCGACAATCTCAAAAGCCATACTGTGCCCGCCACCTCCATTCCAAGCAACTCCGAGTTCACCACGGGCTCTATCTGGTAGCTTTGCTAAAGAATCAAAGATGTCTCCTCCAGTAACAAAAGACTGCCCCAAATGATCTACGGGAGGGACCGAGCCATCATGAAACCCTCTAGTAAACTCAGGACTGGCATCAATCCTATCACTAAAGTCCGTATCACCAATACCAAGTTTTCGCTTACCCTTGTCCAACATATATCGAGTAGAAATACCAATAAGACCCGCAGGAACATTGTTCCTACCTGGGTTTGTGGTATTGTACAGACCACCAGTGTCTTGACCTCGTGCGTTAGTGGTTTTTGTTGCACTAACATCGTACCAACGTCGTCGCATTTCATACGCTATTGTTGCTCTACGACAATTCATCTTGGTGCCGGGTCGGCCGTAACCAGGATTAATACCAGGAATAACGGTGAGCTCAATCTCCCTAGCAGTTAACTGCTTACTAGAGTACTTGTCTGTAGTCCGGAAAGGAACATCAATGTCATTCAGAACAAATCGTTTACCCATCTGGGCCAAACGACGAACGTTCCCACTTTGAGTGGCAGAATATAACCCGTACGCAGCTAAAGTACCACCAACAAATGCAGCAGTTCTTACTCTATGCGCTTGTTTGGCGGTTAAACGTTTTCCTTCTTGAAACCGTTGGGCGTCGCCTAACGCTTCTTTTTGACTAACCCTAGCTCTGGAGATTTCGTCCTGAATACGACCTCGTTTATAACCTTTTACCGTTCTTTTCTGGGCCTGAAGGTCGATAATCTTTGTTTCTAAGCGCTCAGCTTTCTGAATATACTCTTGGGCCTTTTCTTGATTTTTCGCACGTCTAGCATCTAAATATGCGTCACGACGAATACCCCAATGCATACCTTTAATACCATAGTGCACAAGAAATGCCTCTTCAACAGCAGAAGCATCAAAAGAAATGTCTGTTTTCATTCAAATGCCTCCCTGTTAAGCTTCCACGCAATGTACGCATCCATCATGGCCGAAACGTTGTCGATCTTCTCTTCTTGGCGCTTCTTAAGAAGTTTTCGGTTACCGTTAGTATCCTCAAGAGTGACTGCGTTACCCATAGCAAAAGCCATGAGATCCTCATCAAATATGAGCATACGCTCTTCACTTAAGTTCTTAAGCTCGCCCAGAGGAACCGACTCGGTCTTAGAGCCCTGAAGCACTTTGACTAAACCGAAAGACCCATTCTCAGCCTCCCAACGATTGACAAACTCTTTAGCGTTGTAGGGGTCATACCCTAAACACCGTACATCATACTCGTTCTTGAGAATCCACTCATCGAGATCATCATACACCTCCATCATATCGAGGTTAGTACCCTCTAACACGTGGAGACTCCCCTCTGAGATGAACTCGTTGTACTTAGTGCGCATGGCGCCAGGCAGTTTCATCAAAGTCAAAGACGTGATGTAACTTCGAGTCTTAACACCAAAGGACCCATTGGTCAACGGGAACATTAAAGTGAACGCACAGAAGTCATCACCCTGTGAAAGGTCAGCGCCAAGAGCACAAGGGTTCTGCCAGAACTCGTGAGGTGGGTGAGGCAACGTCTCTTCGTAAGTGAAGAAGTAAGTGTACCCCTCCATTGGAATACCAAAGCGTTTAGCAAGAATGTCGTTCCTTGCGGCGGGCGCTTTCTCAGCTCGTTCGACATCAAGATGGTACACATCGTAGGTGACGGTCTTACCAAGGTTAGGATTAGCCTTCAGCCACATCTCGGGTTGGGCAACTTCATCAATGTGATCAAGTTTGTAGTGCCAGATCGAAATGTGTGGCGCTTGATACTCACCCTTTAGAATGCTAGCAAGTTCCATTTTGATTGTATCGCCAGAACCATTACGAACCGTTCCTTCAGAACTGATCGCAACGATGATGTAGTCTTCTTGCTTCGATGCACCCTGCTCAATTGCACCAACCACGTCTTCTCTGATGTCACCGGACAACCACTCATCGATGGTAGAGACTCTAGGACGAAGGCCCTGGAGTTTTGCCATGGACATTGGTCGAATCTCAAGGATAGAACCCGTGAGAAAGTTCTCAATGCCCTTCTTAGTAGATGCTAACTTAACCCTATTAACCTTAGACCCTGTGGTGTTCTGCATAGACCCCTCGGTGAGGAACTTAAACAGGGGGCCACGTTGTCTGGTGATAGCAGTGCGGAAGGGGGACATAACCTCTTCGGCCTGCTTCATGGTTGGGGCAGTAGTAATCTGGTGGGTAGTTGAGGTGTCTACATTCAAGAAGTAGCTCTGAATGCAGTAGGCATACATGGACTTTGCGGCGCCACGTGCTACAATCAGGTACTGCTTTGTGACCAGGCGCTTCTTAACCAGCTTCTTCAGGTATCTCCCCGTGTCGGGGTCGTACACACTACGCTCTACAAAGTAGAACCAGCTTAAAAGCTGCTCAGCCCATAACTTGAACGTGTCAAGCAGGTACAAATCCGTGCCATCAGTAAGTGTTAACTCGTTTTCACAGTACTTAATGAACCCATCGATAGCTTTATCATCGTAATAGATGTTAGGATTAGCGATTAACTCATCTATTCGGTTCATTTCAGCTTCGACTTCCTTGCAAACAGGAATCTCGAAGTTTAGTACTTTATCTCTGAACTCGCCGTAGTAAATCGGCGTTGCTGTGTTAGATAACGCCAAAGCGAGTCCTCCTAACGTTTAATCTAGTTCCAGTGCCCCGACTTTTTATCCGGAGTACGACTAATATACAAATCAAGAATACTAGTGTTCATGAAAACGTCCAGACGGTCCATAACTTTAACTTGTCCAGACCGAAGTCGACGGTTCTGAGCATTAAGATTTGAAATCAGTTGGTTCTGGTTTTTCCTCTGCTGCTCGGCACCAAGAAAGGCTCGGCCAAGAGCCATACTAACTTTGTACTTACGCCCGCTTTGCGCAACTTGAACCCGGTTGATCAACCGCTTGTTCATGTCAATTTTTGCCCTGCGACCACGGCTAATACCAGTAGTTCCCTTACCCTTACGAATACCCCAGTGCATTCCCATAACACCGTAGTGCATAAGGAAATCGTCCACCGTCATACCAGTATCGCCAAAAGGCTCGTCTCGACTAAGTCCATGGTGCGCCAAAAATGCATCTGTGGACATAGACGCAACTTGTTCGTCAGCTAGTTCCATTGAAATATCTCCTTATCAAACCCAGCTTCGACGAAGCCCAGGCAGTTGATCAACTGATGGTAGGTGCGGCTTAGGAAGCTGAATTGGGTCACCAGATTCGAACCGACTCTTAACATATGCTCCGATGGTCGCCGTCAAAACTGTAGAGACAACCATGTTAACCGCTTGGTTGGTGTACCTAGCTACGTGCTTTCGGCCAGCTTTAGTGGCTTTGCTCTCAGTAATCTCTCGATACTGCTGTTCAAGCCGCATTCTATTGACCGTATCTCGAAGCTCTGCGTCTGTCATATCAGAAATTTGACGCTGCTGCTTGTCCTTACGAATACCCCAATGCATACCTTTAACACCGTAGTGCGCTAAATATGCCTCTTCCAGAAGGTCAGAAAGAGGGGTTTCACCTAGAGTTACCTTACTCATTCAACTACTACCTCCTCTGGGATAGGAATAGACTCTTCTCGCTGCCAAGCAATTCGAGTTTCAAGTTCTTTAATCTGGTTGTCTAACGAGGTAGCAAGAAACCCGGTGCCAGGTGGGTCAAAGGCTCTACGAACAAACAATGAAATATAGGTCTTGATCCTAGACGACCGAGGGTCTTCATCTAAGTAGTCGGTCCATAGCTGAGTTTCGTCTTCAACGAGAAACCCCTCAGTAGGCCCAACGCCCATGTCGCCCAGTGTAGCTAGAGCAGAGTTGATGTGCGCAATGACATCTAAGTCAAACGGAGTGTAAGAAGCATCAATACCAAGAAGTTTCTTTACACTTTGCAGAATGCTAGTTTCAGGTGCGATTGGATCTACTGGCATTGTACCTCCTTTTCAACTAT